GAATCTTCCTAAAGGTGTTATCATCGGCAGCGTAGTTATATCCGACTGCGTAAAAAACCATCCTTCAGTCTGGGCTGAGAAAGGTTGCTGGAACTGGGTTTTAACAGATGCGGTTCTTTTTGATAAGCCGATTATGAATGTGAAAGGGAAACTTAGTTTTTGGGAGTATGAGTTATGAGTATGAAACACAAAAGACATCAAACGGAAAGGCTATTCAGCCGTGATACTTACATGGAGATGCTGATAAAAGACAGCAGAAGGAACTTTGAAAGGGCAGAAAGGCTATTGGGTGATTTGAAACTGAAAAACCATATTATAGACGAGCTTGAAAAGGAGAACGAGGAACTTAAAAAAGAAGTAAACAAGCTTAAGGATGATGCGACATTTTATCACACTCAATGGGGAAAAGAGATAGACCTTTGTAAGGATTTGAAGAGAGAACTTGAATACGCAAAGAAACGAAAATGGTGGATGATATGGAGTTTATAACTTACTGACAACCCTTGTCAGTGCTTTGTGAATACCCGGTAACTGCTTTGTGGCGGTTACCGGGTAAATTTGTTTCTGTAACGCAAATACCGAGATATATGGAAGTGATTTACAGAAGTACAGAAACATTGAAGAAGCTGGAGGACAACCCGAGAACCATATCGGAAGGGCAGCTCCAGAAGTTAAAGGAATCCATACAGAAAAATCCGGACTATTTTGAAGCACGTCCGATTATTCTGTCAGACCGAACTGGACATCTTGTCATTATTGCAGGGAACCAGCGCTATGATGCGTGCGTGCAGCTTGGAATCAAGGAGGTTCCTACGGTGCTTATTCCGAACCTGACAGAAGAGCGTGAGCGCGAAATTATCATCCGTGACAATGTGAGCAACGGGGAATGGGATGAGATGATTCTGAAAGATAAATGGGATGTTGAAGAGTTGAAAGACTGGGGCGTGGACTTGCCAGCGGACTGGGACACATCGGAGGCAGAAGAACAGAAGGAAGCCGAAGAGGATGATTTCTCGGATGAGGATGCAGAGAAAGCCGAACCTCGCGTGAAACTCGGTGAGATATGGAAGCTGGGTGAACACAGGCTGATGTGCGGTGACAGTACGGATGCCGCCTCTGTTGCTCTTCTTATGGATGGGCAGAAGGCGGATATGGTGTTTACTGACCCGCCCTATGGAGTTTCAATAGGTGATAAGAATAAGGCTCTTAACAGCGTCCAGAAGGCTGGACGCTGCACAGAAAACATCGCCAATGACAATATATCAGTTGATGATTTATATCCGATACTTGTCAAGGCAATGACCAATTGCCGTGAGAGCTGTAAGGATTGTGCCTGCTATTGCATGATGGATGCAAGCGTTGAAGGTGATATTGTGCTGGATATGTTTGGCGGAAGCGGAACAACTATGATTGCAGCGGAACAGTTAGGAAGAAAAGCAAGGCTTATGGAACTCGACCCTCACTATTGCGATGTAATCATTGCACGTTGGGAGAAGCTGACCGGAAAGGAGGCGGTGAAAGTGTATGGCTAAGTACAACAAGGATATGATTCAAGCCTGTACAGACTGGGTTCGCGAGAACGGGCTGATAGACTACGGAGGGGCAACGCTGAGAGACTTCTGCCGGGCTATGGGCATTGACGACATGAGCTATTACAACTGGATGAAGCGTTCGGAATTTTCGGAGGCGATAAAAAAAGCGAAGGAAGCATTTCGTGAAAGCCTTGAAAAAGACATCGTGCAGTCGCTTGCCACCGCTGCCAAGGGCTATGAATATACCCAGACAACCACTGAATACACGGACGTGAACGGCAAGCCAAGCATCAAGAAGCAGGTGAAGAAGAATATCCGCGTCGAGCCGAACGTAGGTGCCGCCATATTCCTGCTCACCAACATCGCACCTCAGCGGTGGAAGAACAGGCAAGATATAAAAACTGATGTTACCACCGGAGGCAAGGAGTTCCGCGGGTTCTCCTTCCTGCCCTATACGCCGGAAGCTGATGACGTGAAGGAATGAGCGGGGAGGTGAACATAAAGCAGCGGTTGGCCTACAACTACCTGCGTGACGACAGCACGAAGTTTCTCTGTTACGGCGGTGCCGGAGGCGGAGGAAAGTCATGGCTGGGCTGCGAGTGGCTGATGCAGTGCGGCTACTACCTTCCAGGCACACGCTGGTTTGTCGGGAGAAACAATCTGAAGGATAGCCGTGAGTCTGTGACTGTGACTTTCAACAAGGTTGCCAAGTTACATGGTTTCACGGCATACAAGACAACCAACGAAGGGATAGCATTTGACAACGGAAGTGAGATAGTCTATATTGACCTGACCTATTATCCGGTAAAAGACCCGATGTATGAGCGTTTGGGCTCAAAGGAATACACTGGTGGATGGATAGAAGAAGCCGGAGAGGTGCATTACCTTGCCTTTGACGTACTGAAGACACGTATCGGCCGACATATGAACGATGTATATGGAATTCCAGGAAAGATACTTATCACCTGCAACCCGAAGAAAAACTGGTTGTATCGTGATTTTTATAAGCCGTGGAAAGAGGGTAAGCTCAAAGAACCGTATGCCTTTATTCAGGCGCTGGTACAGGATAATCCATGGGCCACAGAGGACTATATCGAGAGTTTGCGGAATACGAAGGATAGGGTAACCAAGGAACGTCTGTATTTCGGTAATTGGGAGTATGACAATGACCCGACAGCCCTTTGTGATTACGATGCTATCTGTGACCTGTTCACGAATGAGTTTGTCAAGCCTGCCGGGGATTCTTCCGGATCTGCTGACCTTGCCATGAAGGGACGTGACCGTTTCATTGCTGGACACTGGAAAGGGAATGTCTGCTATATCAAGCTGGATCAGGAATACAGTACTGGGAAATCCATCGAGACAGACCTGAAGCACATGATGATAGAATGTTCCATACCTCGTAGCCGTATGATAGCCGACTCTGACGGTCTGGGAAGTTATCTTGAAAGCTATCTGAACGGAATCAGGGGGTTTCATGGAGGAACACGACCCATCAATCCTGAGTATGACAACCTGAAATCGGAATGTGCCTTCAAGCTGGCGGAGATGATAAACAACCGCCTTCTCCGTATAGTATGTACGGAAGCACAGAAGGAGCGAATAATTGAAGAACTTGGGGTATTGAAGCAGGATCATATTGATGCGGATACAAGGAAGAAAGGAATTATCAGCAAGGAGAAGATGAAGGAGATACTTGGCCGCTCTCCCGACTATCTTGACATGTTGATTATGGCGATGTTTTTTAGAATTAAACCAGTTTTAAAGCGGCCTAAAGCAAAACTTGGGAATATATGACGGTGAAGGAATTGTTGGTAGTTGGTAATTTGTCCCATGGTATAGAAGGAGAGCTTGTAAAGCTCCATAAGCCGTGGAAGGTAGGAAAGGTCAGGACTCCTGATACTTTGAATGACATGAGCATGGGTGAGCTTATGCAGTTACAGTCAATCAGTACGGAAATGGAAACTATAATGGTGCCCTGTCGTGTGCTACTGGGAATGTCGGCGTGTGAGGTGATGAAGGCTGATGCATCCGAGGTTATAGGGTTCTGTTTCTGGGTAGCCAAGGAAGTGAAGCGGATAAACAAATTGTTTGCTTCCACGTCCGTACCTCCTACACCGGAGGAGAAGCAGGCCGGGGCAGAATCATTGAATTTCGGGCCGTTCGGACAGCTTGACTACTTTGCACTGAGAATGGGGATAACGGACCATGAAGCGGTAGAATATGTTCCTTGGGTACGTGTATATAAATGTTTAGATATGGATGCCAGAAAGATCAAATATGAACGTCGGTTACGAAAAATCTTGGAGGAAAAGAAGAAATGACAGTAGAAGAGAAAGTTAAGAAAATAGTGGAGCAGATGGGTGTTACCTATCTGTTTGAGAACTGGCAGGCTGCAAATGTAAGGCTTGACAAGATGCAGCTCCCTGCTGTGATGTATGTACTTCCGTCTTCCGGAAATCTGAATGTGGGACCTATGCAGATGAAAGACTTCCCTAACTGCATGATAGCCTTTATGGATAAGATAAAACATGATTCTTCTGGTGAAGAGAATGACCAAGTGATAGAACGATGCAAATCTTTGGCTAGGGAATTTATACTGAATGTGAACAGAAGCAGAATGTTTGAGCCTGTCCAGGGTGACATTCCGTACTCGGTGTTCTATGATAAGTTGGACGTAAATGTGACCGGGATTGTTATCCAGCTTCTTTTGAAGGAAACGAGGGGATTTGTGATGTGTCCTACAAAAACGGTGAAGGAGATAGTGTATGGAACTTCTGATGAGGGATAAGGTGATGGAGCTGGTGTCCTCCGAGCTGGAAGCATTGAAGCAGAAGATTATCGAGAACCATAAGGAAGCAAAGCAGGTAGCTTCTGGCAGGACGATAGCCAGCATGAAGGTAGAGGTCACGGAAGATGGCGGTATTCTGTGGGGGCGTAGCGCATTCGGGACGCTGGAAACTGGACGCAAAGGAGGGAAAGTACCGGCAGGATTCTGGAAGATAATCCGGCAATGGATGGATGACAAGGGTATTCAGGTAGAGAAGCCTGATTCGTTCGCTTACCTTGTGGCCCGTAAGATTGCGAGAGAAGGTACGCAGCTTTTCCGGAATGGCGGACGGAGTGATATTTATTCTTCTGAGATAAAAGGAACAATAGAGAGAATGTCTGATAAGATTGGCCTTTTGTTTGGTAGTGAAGTCGAACATATAAATTTAAATAAAGATGAGAGAAGGGACAATAAGTAGTTACAAAGTCTATTATCCGGACTCTGTATGTTTTTGTTTTAACCCGAACAAGATTATTGTAGAAACAGATCGGGAAGTTACATTCTTGATTGGGAATAAAGGGGCTTTGCAGAATTATGGAACATTCGATTCTACATTTGATCGAACATTTCGTGTTGTAAAGGGAGCATTTGTTGATGACCGGGATTCTAACAAGACAAAGGTTGTTCTTGATGTATCTCCTTATTTGCAGGCATTGTTTGATATTGATCCTGTTGGAGAGATGATATCCAGTAAGGAAATTGATGTTAAGATTGAGATTTCTGGAGCTAATATGCAATTTAGTGTTGTGACAATTTGGGGCAGCCTAGCGATTGGAGAAAGTATTACTGATGCCAGAAAGGTTCGTAAATTTGGAGATTTACCGTTTACTATATCGTATTTTGATACGTCCATGCATCATTCAGATCTTTCATCCAAGCCTTCTTATATTTCCGTTGAAGAAGTAGAATGTGGCAATGGTGTTTATTTGCGTTGGATAGACCGCAATGGCTTTTATCAGTATTGGCTTTTTTCTAAAGGTCAGGATGATATGAAGTCAAATCAATATGGGGAACAATTGTATCAGGATTATGAGGTCGGAGGACGAGGGTATTATGGAGTTTCTCGTATGCAGGGTATGGAGGTTGCTAATACCATGAGAATATGTGCCTCATTGGTAGATCGTGATTATTATTCGATGGTTAGAACGATTATCGGATCTCCTATGGTAGATATGTATCAAGATGGGGTATGGATTCCTGTGAGAATCGATAATTCTACCGTTTCTGATGAAGGAAAGAGTTTGCAGGATATAGAATTTTCAATAGTATTGCCGGACATAATCACACAGAAGCTATGAAAGAAGAATTGTACATAGACAATAAGCCTGTTGATTTAGGAAGTGGTACGAATGTAACATTGTCTTACAAGAGCAATTTCTTGTCTGATGTGAGTAAGATTGTAAGCAATAATAGTTATACCATTAATCTACCATTGACAGCTAGAAACAAAAGGGTAATTGAAGGTGCGCATATACCTTCATGTAGTACAAGGTTCCCGAAAATAAATCATGCCGGTAGATATGTGCGCAATGGAGTTGAATTGATTAGTAAGGGAAATGTTTCTCTTCTTGAGATTAATGATGGAATTGATATCGCATTGTCATGGGGCAATGTTACGAAATTTGCAAGCATAGTGAATGACAATAAGACATTGCGGGATCTATCTTATGATGAAACGTCGTATATTAGCTGGATAAGACCTAGTTCCGGAGCTTTTTTCCCTCCCATGTATTTTATTGACTATGGGTTTAAAGATACGGATGAAACGATATGGTATCATCCATGTATGTCTGTGAAGTCAATACTTCAGAGAATACAAGAGGATTGTGGGGTAACGTTCAATATTCATAGTAGAAGTGATATGTTGGATAGGCTTATCATTCCTTTGACCACAAGATATGATTCTGATATCGTGTCTGAAGGGAGCGCTGAGGAACTTGTCTTTGCCAACAGGTCATATAGGTTCGATAGTCCGATAGGATATTTTGTACTATTTGAAAGTCGGGAAATTGATAATTTCTATTATGCGGCACATTATCTTACAAATGAAGTTAGTGGGACATTCATCTCAGGGATACGTAACAAATTTAAGAATACGAAGTACAGAGTTTCTGGGCAAATGAAGTTTAAGGTTTCCGGTGAATACGAAAATTTGTCTTTGACTGGTTATTTAATGCGTAGATATGGTGATGATGATATGTTTACCTTGTTTAGTGCATCTGGGACTATTCAAGGAGACTATTATGTGATAGAAATCGATTCTGAAACAGATGTATTGGATTGTACAGGTAGTAATCATCTTATGTATTTTTATCTTACAGGAATAGCTTCTAGTGCAACAACTGTAACAGACATATCTGGAAGTATAACAATACAGGCGGTTGCATTTCCAACTCCGGCTCCAGCTTCAGGGGATGATACAATAAATAACCGTTATTATTACATACCTAATCTTCCAGACATTAAGCAGATTGATTTCATTAAGGGGGTTATGTCTATGTTGGGATTGTTTGCCATTCCTGGAGATGACAATCAAATAGAGTTTTATCCTATTGAATATATCCTTGAGAATAAAAGCAGAAAGTATGATTGGAGTAAATATCTGGTATCTACTTATATGGATAACAGACCAATATCCATGTCTTTTTCTTACAGTGAATTTGCGCAAAATAATGTGTACGCATACGATGAGGATGATTATGGGAAGTATAGTGGCATTATTAAAGTAAATGATGAAACGCTGGATTTGGAAAAGGAAGCGATAACTTTACCATTTATTCCTACTGAAACCAATGGAGATAAAGCATATATCCCGCTTTATACATATGATGATGAGGGTAACTTACAGTACGACGAGGATGATGATGCAAGAATTCTGCTTCTTCCGTCTGTAAATAGTACAAAGCCAACATTTATCGGGTTATCTTGGCCGGAACTTATAGATAAGAATTATAAGGGATATAAATCTATTGTCGCAGAACAAAAGGTAATAAATGTGAGCATTAGAATAAGAGAGGTTGATCTTAAAGATTTGGATATGTCCATACCTGTATATCTGTCTCAGTATGGAAAATATTATGCAATCGTTAGTATACAAGTTGGTGAGAATGGGATTTGTAAATGTGAATTATTTCAGTTGGAGGATTAAGCTATGGCAGAGAAGGTAGAAAAGATTTTAGATATTAAGGTGAATTACAGCGATGCTATTAAGGCGATAGCGGAATATCAGAAGAAGATTGATGCGGCTAGGGAAGCAGAAAAGAACTTGAAGAAGCAGCTGAAGGATGGGGAAATTTCCCGTCAGCAGTACAATGAAGCAATGGCTGCATCAAAGATAGCTGTTGCGGACTATAATGACTCAATACGTATTATTAACAAGACAGTGCAAAATCAGATTAAGCAGGAAAAGGAGCAAGAGGGAAGTTTGAGAGCTCTTCGGGCTGAATTATCGAATTTGACAGCTGAATATGACTCCTTGTCGGAAGCAGAAAGAAAAGGAGTTCGGGGTGATGAACTGAAAAATAGGATAAATGAAGTTACGGATGCTTTGAAAGGGGCTGAGGAAGAGACACAGCGATATTACCGTAATGTGGGAAATTATAAGGAAGCTATTATGGAAGCTGCAAGTGCGAATATACCTTTTGTGGAACAGATTAATCAGATGATAACTTCAGTTGGGGGATTGAAAAATTATCTTTCAGGAGTAAAGGAAGAGATTGTTGCTGTTACAGCTAGCACTTCTGGATTTACAAAGGTGTTGAAGCTGTTAAAGGTTACATTGGTTTCTACTGGTATAGGTGCATTTATTATTGCTTTAGGCTCTCTTGTATCGTGGTTTACAAAGACTCAGAAAGGTGTTGAAACCGCGAACAAGATTATGGGGGCCTTGGGTGCTACAATTGATATATTGATAGATCGGGCTGGAAAGTTAGGTAGTGCGCTGGTAAATCTGTTCACCGGAAACTTCAAGCAAGCTGGAGAGGACGCTAAAGGTGTATTTTCAGGAATAGGGAAAGAGATTGCTGACGAAACGAAGAAGGCTTGGAAGTTGGCGGAAGTATTGAATGAGATCGACAAAAAAGAGGTTATGCTTTCCATGTCACGTGCGGCTAATCGTGCAGAGATTGAGAAACTTAAAAAGGCTGCTGATGATCAGACTCTGTCTACTCTGGAGCGTATAAAAGCAGCTGAGAAAGCTGCAGATATTGAAAAGAGAGATTTAAAAATTCAGACGGAGCTGGCAGAAGCCAGACTAGCCAATACCTTAGGCTTTACTAAGATGAATGGCGAAGTACAACAACTGATGGAGCAAATCAAAGCTGGTGATGTTACGGCTGATGAAGTTATAGGAAAGTTGGGACTGTCTGAGAGTACAATAGAGGATTTGAGAGCATTCAGGGACCAGTTCAATGCATTACAGGAATTGATGGAGGACAGCTATGGTCGTCAGACTGAACAGCAAAATACTCTGAATTCAATACGTCAGGAAGGTGCGGATAAGGCAAAGGAAGCAAAGCAGAAAGAGGTGGAAGCGGTAAGAGCGGCAGAGGATGCCATGCTGGCTCTCGTTAAAGATAAGCGTGAGCAGGTACGTAAAGAAATAGAATTCACTTATTCCCGTCAGATAGAAGATTTACGCGCAAGACTGAATACAGAAACTGACCTTACTGTAAAAGCCCGGCAGGCTATCAACGACCAGATAAAAGCCCTGGAACAGAAGAAGGCTGATGAGTTGCAAAAGCTGTCTGAGGAGGAGTTACAGAAAGAGATAGACAACCGTAGCAAGCTAATTTCTTTACAACTTGAAGCAGTAAAGAAAGGTAGTGAGCAGGAATATCAGCTTAGGATGCAGCAGCTACTTGTACAACGTGATGCCGAGCTTGCTGACAAGGAACTGACTGAACAGATGAAGCTGGCCATTATAGATAAATATGATAGACAGATTGATGATCTGGTGGCACAGCATGAAAAAGAGATCTCGGAGAAACAGCAGGAAGCCGTACGGGTGAGAATGGAAAACGAGATTATGCAACTTCAGCAGTCGGGTGCAAGTGAACTGGATATATTGCAGGAACAGGCTGCCCAAAAACTAGAATTGTTGAATAGTATACAGCAGCAAGAAGGGGAGAGTGAGCAGGAGTTCCTAAATCGTAAGCTTTTAGCCAATCAGGAGTACATTGATGCAAAGAAAGCTATTGCAGAAAAGGAAGTAGAGATTGAGCAGGCGAAATATGAAGCCATAAGTTCGATTGCATCTGGATTATCATCTGTTTTTGAAGCATTAGGAGATTCAAATAAGGGATTTGCTATCTTGAGTAAAACATTAGCTCTTGCAGAAATTGCGATAAATACAGGTAAAGCAATAGCTGCAGGTGTAGCTCAAGCTCAATCAGTGCCTTTCCCTGCTAATATTGCTGCAATTGCAACTACTGTAACTACTATACTTGCTAATATCGCAACAGCAATAAATACAGTAAAAAGTGCTAAATTTGCAACAGGTGGTTTAGTTACCGGACCAGGAACCGGAACCAGTGATAGCATACCTGCCCAGCTGAGTAACGGTGAGTCGGTAATGACGGCCAGAGCCACCTCAATGTTTGCTCCATTGCTTTCATCATTTAATCAGATGGGAGGGGGAGTGCCTATCAACGTAACACAGACAAGTAGTCAGACTCTTGGAGAGGATATGCTGGCCAGAGCAGTCGCAAAGGGAGTTCAGGCTATACGTCCTGTGGTTTCTGTTGAGGAGATAACCAGAGTTAATAATCGTGTAAAAGTATTGGAGAATTTGGGTAGTATATGAGAGCCTATGAATTTGTGGTGACGCATAAAAGTGTATTAGAACAGATGACCCAGCTGCAAATAAAGCCTAATGATGTAAAATACATCGAATTGTACAAGGAGTACATTAGGCTGAATAAAGAGGGGCATAAAAAAACATATATAATCCAGTATCTGTCGGATGAGTACAATGTGGATGAAAGGACTATATATAGAGTTGTGAATAGATTTTCACAGGAAATCGAAATGTAATTGATTAGGGTGGGCTGGAGCTCACCCTATTTTTTTGCTGACAAGGCGTGTCAGTGTTATTGACTTCGTAAATTCTTATAGCCGTATCTTGTTTCTTACCTTTGTTTCAAACAATTACGAGATATGGCTAAACTATTTATCAACAAAGACATTGCTCCTGACTCGGATAAGGCAAAGTATTGGCTTTCCGGTGAGGATAGCATATCCTTCACAGATATACAATATTTCATGGATTGGATGGATCGAAATGATAATCGTATTGATGTTGAAATCCATTCTTGTGGAGGGGACTGTGTGGAAGGGTATGCAATCTATGATGCTCTACGTGCTTCCGGTAAGGAGATTTCTTGCAAGGTTGTGGGTACATGTGCGAGTATGGCTACAGTGATTTTGCTTGCAGCTCCATTGGAAAGACGAACAGCATACGCACATTCGTCTCTCTGTATACATGATCCATATGGTGATGGAGCATTATTGAAAGGGAAGGTTACTCCTGAAAGGCTTGAATCCATTGCTGCAGACCTCAGGGCAGAGAAACAAAAGATGCTGGACCTGTATGTGGAGCGTACCGGGCAAAATAGAGATGTGCTGGAGACACAGATGGCAACGGATAGCTGGTTCGGCCCAGAGAAGGCGATTGAACTCGGATTCATTTCTTCGATAGTTCCGGCTATTTCAGCGAAGAAAGAAGAAAACATTATTAATCCTAAAACAAATATTATGTCGAAAAAGGAAGTAAAGGTTGAATCAACTTTGCTTAGCCGTCTCCTGAGAAAGTGCGGTTACGCAAAAATTGAAGATGTTCCGGCAGTAGGTATGGTTATAACTACCTCTACTGGGGAAGAATTGAATGTGGAACGTGAAGAGGGAGATATTCAAGTTGGAGATCCGGCTTCTCCTGATGGCGAGTTTGTGCTTGAAGATGGGCGAACGGTAGTTGTTCAAGAAGGTGTGATTACGGAAATTCGTGAGCCAGGAAGTGAAGATGAGGACGTAGAGGCATTGAAGGCACGCATTGATGAACTGGAGTCGGAGGTGGCCGACCTTAAATCGAATGCCAAGACGGAGGATGAAATTAAGGTACTTGATGCGGTAGCAAAGGCTGGAGGTATTGAAAAGCTGACTAAAGCGGCCGCAAGTAAGTACATTCCAGCGGGACGTACGACCACTTACGGCAATAAGCCTGAAACAAAGCATGTGAGTAAGATTGAACAGAAATTGGATGAGATCAGAGAAAAAAGAAAAGGAGGTAAAAGATGACGTGGGAACAGTTAAGTAGTCTGACACCTGATAATGGTGCGATTCGTAATTTGAGAGACTTGATTATTGCAGAGACGTTTACTGATCCTGAATTGGAACGTTTCTTCACTCTTGTACAGAATGCAAAGAATGGTGAAAAAATTGGGTATCGCGGAGCAATGAGTGATGTCGGTTGGGCCGGATCTGGCTGTAATCCAAGCTATAAAAATGCAACCATTCAATTTCTGGAGAAAGAATGGTCGATTGGTGATTGGCAAGTTCCTTTAAAGTGGTGTTATACAGATCTGATTAATACTATTGCAGAATATTGTCTGAAAACAGGGACAGAAATCGGTGATCTCACTTCAACTGAATATATGGATGATATTGTATATCCAGCACTGAAGGATGCAATGATGAACATGATGTGGCGCTTTGTATGGTTCTCAGATAAGGATGCAAAACTTCATTCTGAATCTGGAGTCTTGTCTACAGGAACTGATACTGAGTTGTTTAAAACAACCGATGGCTTGTGGAAACGCCTTTTTACTATTGGAACTTCCAGTGCAGGTCAAAAAACAGCTATTGCAGCTAATAGTGAAGCAACGATGGCCGAGCAGTTTAGCAAGTTGAAGGAGTCTGGAGTCGCAATCGGAATCTTCGATGCGATGCTTGAAAATGCTGATGCTCGAATCGCAGGTTTGCCGGGTGCTGGTATTTTCTGTACTAAAACACTTGCAGATGCGTTGACAAAAGATTTGAAGCGTGAATACAAGGAAATCCTTACATGGGAACAGATCTTTGGAGGAATGAAAGTGACAGAGTATAATGGTGTTCCTGTATACCAGATTCCGGTGTGGGATAGAATGATTATGAAATACCAGAATGACGGAACGAAACTTAATCTTCCTCATCGTGCTGTGTTTGGTTCTCCTCGTGAAATGCTGGTAGGTACCCCAGCAAATGACTTGATTTCAGAATTGGACATTTGGTTTGATAAAAAAGACCGTATGAATTATTTGTACTCTACTGGTAAGATGGGAACACAGATTGGGCAGGGTGATTTGTTTCAGTTAGCTTATTGATGAAAGGAGGAATTATGTCAGGAATTTGTGATTATGCAATAAAAAGAGATATCGTGGCGAATTGCGATGATCCGCTCGTTCCTGGAGTCGAGCAGGAAGGTGTTATCATGAACCGGAAGGACGTGGATTTTGCTACGGTAGCTTTCAATGCAACACGTAAAAATGTAATTGAAACGCTGGCGTTGAAGGAAGGTAAGAAAGCCTATAAGGTTATTGTGCCTGGAAGCACTCCGTTTACCGGAACGAATACGGCACTTGCTGTCGGTACCTATCAGAATACGTTTACCAATACGGTGAACATGGTGATTCTTGCTAATGATCCGGACGTGTGTGCGGACATTATTGACGGACTGGCAAACGGTGAATATGTGGTAATCTTGGAGAACAAGGCAAAAAACTTGCAGAAAGAAGAGAATCCGGGTGATTCCGCATTCCAGATTTATGGTTACTACCAAGGCTTGAAGGCTGCCGAAATCAGCAATGATAAATACTCTGAAGAAACCGATGGCGGCTGGTCCATATCCTTACAGGAAACTAAGGTACCGAAATCTGCTTTGTTCCTTTACAAGACAGACTATGAAACGACCAAGACGGCTATCGATACATTGACATCACCAGCAGCTTGATATGGAAGTGATAGATGTGGTTAATAGGTTGAAAGAGTTGGGAAGCATTGCTTCCCTCTCTTCTTCTGACAAGGTAGAGATTGAGAATCTGTATACGCTTGTCCTTGACAAGAAGTTTGCCCGTACATCTTGTAGCGATTGCTATCATGATGCGGTTATAGAAATGAGTGTGTATCTTAACAAGAACGGAAAGATGAAAGAAAAATCAGAATACGGTTTGAAGAATGGCGTTCTCCTTCAGATGGGATTTGGAAGCGCGGAAATGTACACGAATGCCAATCTTACTGATGAAGCTGCAGAGAAGTATCTGGCGAAATACCCGGACAACATTAAGTATTTCTCAAAGAAACCCGATGACTGGGAGGAACGAGTAAAGTCCAGAAAGGATGGAAATGTGGTGATTAATAACGAGCTTGTTTCTCTCATGGTGGAAGCTATGAAGGATGGAGTTTCAAGCAAGTCAATTCAGGAAGAGTTCAAGGGTTATAAAATCTCTGGAAAGAATATTACAAAAAAAGTCCTGACAACTCACGTAAACAAGGCTCTGGAAGTATTTGCTGATATGCAGGAGAATCCGGAAGAAAGTGAAGAAGGCAGTGAGAATGGGGATGATCATGAATCTACTGATGGGCAGACCGATGATGACGGAGAAGCGGTAGAAGGCGCTGAATAAATTAAAACCTCACGGAATTATGAAAGTAAAGGAGCTTAGAAAGAAGAGCAGTGTAAGGGTAGATATACGCTATCTGCAGCAACTTGGAATACAGTCTTACGGGGATGATAACCTCTATCCGCAGACGGTAAGAAATATCATTGCAGCGAGTTCTACCGGAAGTGAATGTGCGGACCGTTTCGCAGATTTTATTGAAGGTAACGGATTCCGTGAGGTTTCTTTCTCTGAGTATGTGGTAAACCGGAAAGGAGATACGGCTGATGACATACATTCACTGGTATGTCGGGATATGGCTGACTTCAATGGAATTGCTGTTCATGTAAATTATAATATTCTGGGCCAGATTGTGGAAGTTCAGCATATTCCATTTGAGAACTGCCGTTTGGTGGAGGAAGATGATAACGGATATGTGGCAAAGATTGCCGTGCATCCGGACTGGAGCGGTATGAAAACCAGGAGAGGGAAAAAGATTCGCGTCGTTAAAGAGAATATCGATTATATCGATGTGTTTAATCCGCTGAAATCTGTTGTCCTGGCACAGATTGAAGCTGCTGGTGGCATTGAATATTACAAAGGGCAGGTGTTATGGGTGTCCATGGCTGGGAAACAGACTTATCCGATAGGTAAATCTGACCGTGTCATTACGGAAATGAGCACGGATGAGGGACTTTCCAACGTAAAGTACAGAAATGTGCGGAATAACTTCCTTCCGTCCGGTATGGTCGTGACTAAGAAAGGTTCGGATAGTGTCAGATACGATGAAAAAGGTAATGAAATAAAGATTCCGGAGGATGACGGGTTCTCTGATAGCCTTGTAAAGCTACAGGGTGATACTAATTCTCTGAAGCTTATAGAGGTAACGCTTGAAAATGACGAAGAAATGCCTGAATTTATCCCATTCACTACACAGAATTATGATAAGGAGTTTACCGTTACAGATGCGAGCGTGGTAGAGCGAATTTATTCCGCTTATGGGCAGGAGCCGTGGTATTGTATTCGTATCGGGAAAGTGGGCTTTTCTGGAGATATATTGGAGGATGCATTTGAGTATTATAATTCTATTGTCAGCAAGCAGCAACGCTTGATAGAGCGCACGTTTGACCGTATTTTCCGCTACTGGTTTGAGGTCGCAAACCAGTCAATGGATTTTAGTGTACAACCATTAAAGTATGTAAGAAATGCAGGAGTATCTAATAACAACGCTTGAGGTTTCCACTTTATCCCGTAGTATGTCTGTGCATGTTGATGAAGACAAGATAGAAACGTATATACGGGAGTCTGAGAATATTGATATCAAATCAGCTCTTGGGGATTCCCTATTCCTTGATGTGAAAGAGCATCCGGAGAAATACGTGATTCTGCTTGAGGGGGGGGCATATGAAGACAAGCGTGGAGAGAAAAAGATGTTCATGGGTATTAAGACCGCATTGGCATATTATACCTATGCACGAATCGTGAAGAATGGTGATGGGAGCGTAACTAGATATGGATTTGTGCAGAAGGAGGATGAATATAGCACTCGTCCAGATATGAAGGAGAAGGTAATGGCTTATAATGATGCGTTTTCCATCGCTGACAGATATCTGAAGGAGTGTGTAATGTTCCTTGATGACAGGAAGGAAGAGTACCCGCTTTATAAAGGGTATGGGAAAATAAAAGCCAATAGAACTGTTTTTAGAATTATAGGAGATTAGTCATGAAAGATTCGCTAAATACATTGAAAGAATTAGCCAGCAGCGTTCGCAACGCAACTAAAGAAGGTGAAAATTCAGCAGAGCGAATAGGGAGATTGTTTGAAGGGATACTAGAGTATATTAAGACTCCAGAATCAATAGAAAACTACTTCGAACTAAAGCAGGATAGCAATGGGTTAGACTATATTTACACAAAGTACAACATTGCATCTGCTGGTGCACTTTCTATGTATGCAAGCGATAAGATTAATGTTCCTTCAATTTACGATGGCCTTCCGATTGACAACGATACAATCTATTGGCATGAAGTAGATGGATCCAAGGTGCTTAAAGCAAAAGGAGGGGAAGGTGAGGCTGGCTCAGTTCAGTGGGATAATATCTCAGGTAAGCCTTCATGGATTGAAGATACAAAACCATCCTATTCATGGTCTGATATTACTGGTGAAAAGCCTTTCTATACGAAAGAAGAGATCGCTTCAAAATATGTTACTATTGACACCGAGCAGGAGATAACAGCATTAAAGCATTTCACTGCCGGTCTCTCAGTCGGAGAATCAAAGAAAAAGATCTACGAAGAAAACGGTGTTGTCTACATTGATGCAGATGTAGCTGTTACAGGAGCAATGACTTTCTATGCTTCGGCTGGTAGAACTGTATCAACAATTATGGATGCTGTTACAGTAGATGGTATTACTATCAAAAAGGAAAACAATGTACTAAAAGCTATAGCTGGTGCAGGAAGTTCCTTCGATGAAAATGCCATGTGGTCTGCTCTTTCCGGATCTTCGGACAACCAGATCAACAAGTCGCATCTAACCACGGCTTTGGATGGATATGCAACCCGGAATTGGGTTATAGAAAACTATGCCACTAAATCAGAGTTGTCAGCTGTGTCTAATAAGCTGAATGACTTCTTGGAAGGTTCTGATGCTGATACAATCATAAACAAATGGAAGGAACTGGAAGCGTTTTTGTCCGGAATGGCAGAAACGGATAATCTCGCGGAAATACTTGAAACAAAGGCCGACAAAAAATATGTAGATAGCACCTTTGTTACGTTGGCAACCAAGCAGACAATAACCGGGGAAAAGACATTTTCCTCTGTGCTGAATACAGCAGCTATAAAGGCATCCGGAGCTATTACAGCACCTTCGCTGGCAGTATCGGACTGGGTTACTATTGCTGGAATTAAGCTGAGAAAATTGGAGGATGGCGCGTTAATGCTGGAAGGAAATCTGGCATTAACCGGGGCTTTGACTATGTACGCTAGCAATGGGCAAAGTTTTGATACAATCTACGATGGTCTCCCGATTGATAACGATACGATATACTGGTACGAGGAAGATGGATCAAGAGTTTTGAAAGCAAGAGAGGGTAGCGGATCATCCTTCGACAAGTCTGCCATGTGGACGGCATTGGCCGGATCTACCACGGAACAGATCAATAAGTCGCACCTTACTACTGCTTTGACAGGTTACGCAACCGAAAGTTGGGTGTCAGGGAAAAACTATGCTGTTAAAGCTACAACTTTAGCTGGCTATGGTATAACAGATGCTTACACAAAAAAAGAATCAGACGGAAAATATCCTACTAAGACCGGAAGTGGAGCAAGCGGTACATGGGGTATAGGAATTACAGGAAATGCAGCTACGGCAAGTAAATGGGCAACAGCTAGAACTATAACGCTAGGTTCGTATTTATCCGGAACTGTAAGTTTAGACGGTTCCGCAAATGTTACGTTAAACGCGAATGTTGTTGGTCTTACTTCTCAAGGTAATAAAACCGCTGCTACTGGTAATACCTCCCCTGCTAGTGGTGTAAGACTTTATCAAGTGTATAACAATGGTTATCCAACAACTTACGGTAACTTATTAAGTGTAAAAGGTGGTGGTGCTGGAGAATTATTGCTTAGCTGGAATAATGCCAATAGAATATATTACAGAAGTCTACGAGATAACGGTGATAATTGGCTAGGTTGGAATGAATTAGCTTTTATAACAGACAATGTGGCTTCTGCAACAAAACTTCAAACCGCAAGAACTCTATGGGGGCAAAGTTTTAATGGGACTAAAAACGTATCCGGAGATCTAAATTATGTGGGAAATATAAATTTCACATTAAAAGGAAGATTAGTTTCTAATAGTTCGTTAGAATTAAGTTGTAAAAATGATGATACTACATCTTTAACTTTTACAGGAACTGTATTTAGACCTTTTACATCTGCTCATAATAATATAGATTTAGGAGCATCTACTGTTAGATGGAGAGATTTATATATAGGAAGAAATGCTTACGTAGATGGTATTACTAAAACAGGAGATTTTTATATAGGAGGAATTCGCCTTCATAAGACCGCAGACGGAGTAATTACACTGGAGGGCAATCTAGCCGTAACAGGGGGTATTACTACGTATGCAATAGATCCGGTTTCGGCATCTACAATTATGGATGGAGTGGTAGTAGATGGTACTACTATAAAGAAGGAAAACGGCAAACTTGTCGCGGTAGGAGGTGGCGAAGCTGGCAGCGTTGCATGGGGTAATATTACTGGCAAGCCTTCTGTATTTGCGACTAATATTGCAAATATTACTGACCTGCATTCTAGCTGGGATTCTGTACTAGCAGCGCAAAAGCCTGCATGGCTTACAGCTGTTAGTATTGCTACTATTTCGGATCTTAACAGCGGATGGGATGCGCTTTTGAAAGCCGCACCTTCGGCATATATTACTCGCTGGCCGACTATTTCTGAAGTGACTAACAAGCAGAATCTTGTCATAAAGCTAAATGGTGGTACTACTGAAGGAACTAATCAATTTACGTACAATGCTACTGCTGCTAAAAGTATAAATATAACAGCATCTAGCGTTGGTGCTGCTGCTAGTAGTCATAACCATTCTTGGAGCAATATTACTTCCGGCAAACCGACCACTTTGGCCGGGTATGGAATTACAGACGCACCTACAAAAACAGGTGGAGGGGCAAGCGGAACATGGGCGATTAATATTACAGGAACAGCAGGTGCGGCACATAGCGCTGATTCAGCAGTAAAATTGCAAAATGTTAGGAGGCTATGGGGAAATAACTTTGATGGAACAGGCGATGTTACAGGACAAATTGTAGCTTACAATGGCATTTACTTGCCTTATGGTGGGAAAATATCAGACGAATATGGGAATATTTTAAGAACTAATTACGATAGTGCCTCTGGATATAATGACTATTTTGAAATAACAGCAATTGGTTCCAATAAAATTGGAAAAAGTTTAAGAGGAGGTAACTCGGGATTATTAACATGGGGCGGAAATAGATTTATTTTTAATTCGTATGGCGTAGGATGGTATGTTGAAGACGGAGAATGGATGAGAACTTATAATAATTTATTTGTGCCCTTAAAAATTCAATGCAATGGAAATATTGATTGTGGTAGTAATATAACTTGTAGAACATTACAAGCAAATGCATTGGATATAGCTTATGGAACAAACAATAAGTTTGTTAGGATGAGTTGGAATGGAACTAGTGGAGATGTTGCTTCATTCTTTGTTCCTGGATCAACATCGCAGTGGTTCACAATGGAACTAAGATCTAATGGAGTTTTATATATAAACGGAGATTTTCTTTCTGGTGGAGGCAGTACGTTCTATGGATCTGATATTCGATACAAATCAATCATTCAGCAAGTAAAGTTATCTCTGTTAGAAATTGCAAATGCACCTTCGTTTATTTACAGATGGAATAAACATGGCATGAATCAAAATAGACTGAACTTGGGAGGATCTGCACAATACGCACAGAAGATACTTCCGTGGGCCGTTAATGATAATGATAATTTCCTATCTATGGACTACGCAACAGTAGCATATACGTTTGCGGTTCATACGGCCAGACACTTGCTTACCTATGAGAGCAGAACCGATAAGAAAATCAAGAAACTTGAGAGAGAGATAAAGATACTTAAACGTGAACTTAAAAAATTAGGCTATGAAGAAGCTAGTATTGTGGATGATCAGAGTGTTTAAGTTGGACATTCCGACAGAAAGAGTAATTGAAAAAGTAGTTGAAAGACAAGTATTGATTCCTGGAAACGGAGTTATTGAAGGAGATGTAATAATCAAGGGCAATATCCTATTTACAGGTAAAGTTCTTATAACAGGCGAAGCGACTTTTTCTGCCCAGTCAGGTGTAAAATGGGATCAAAAATTTGATGGGAACAAGGAGGGCTAATAATGAAAGTTATATTATACATAGATAAACGGGAAGGCGATATGGTGGAAGTACCTATCGCTCCCGGAAGCGACATAACAAGAAGAATATCTTATCTTCAAGCCATTGAAGAAGGGATAATAGACGGGAATAAAGTAGCTGATGCTGCCTTTATAGAAGGTGAAGATATTCCAAGTGAATATAAAGATAACGATAAGTATCTTGAAAGAGTTGTCGAAATTGATGATGCTGAATTATCTACATCTTTCGATATATTAGTTTCAGAAGGTTATAAAGGTACAATTGAATCTCCTGCAAAGTTGACAGCTATGCACATCGGCGTTAAATCAAGAAGGGCCGTTGCTGCTTTTGCAAGTGATATGCCATCTTTATTGACAGCCCATGATGTCCTCCCAACGTCAAACCTTAAATGGGATGATATTCGCGATACTCTTAATTTTAATGGCGGTGTTGTAAACAACAATGCTATTACAGCATTTCAGAGTTCAGCAAACATTAACAAATGGAGTAAGTATAAACCAGTAAGATTAAACGAAAATTTCCCATCTTATGATACATATTATACAGCTCAAGATGGGTTATGTGGATTTGGAGGTTTTGAAATGTTTGATCAAACATCTTTATTTACAGCATATAAAAACAAAAGCACTTGGAAGTATTTGCTTCCTAGAGGAGGATCTAGTGAACCTTATAGACTTGGTGATTTTAGAGGGTATTATACAAAGACCAAACCTTTTTTAAGATCTAAAATTCAAAAAGGAACGGTTCGCAAAGCTAATACGGCCGGAGAAGGTACGGTAACATTTACTTTTGATGGGACGACAGATGCTAATAGTATTCAACTAAGCGACTTTTATCGTTCAACATTTTACGATTTAAAAAATGCAAAACTTGCGGCTATAATGTGTTCTGGAGACCCGATAAAAGGAGATCCATACAACATTGAGGATGTGCAGTATGGCGATAAGATAAGCGGAAATAACAGTCCTTCAATAGTGTTGAATTGCAATGCCTTTTCTAACAAAAATCTTATAGTTATATTTGCGCTGCAATTTCAAATGGCCAACACGACATATATGACACTTCCGGGAGCAGACGAGGACGAAAAAAATTATTTTATGGCAACTGTTAAAGTTGTAAACGATCCCATGTTTGGTGCGAACGCTTATTTAACCAGAATAGGATTTAGATCGTATGGTAGTTCTGATGTTAATACTCCTTTAACTGAAATTAGAACATTTAGCCCCATCAACCCGTCTTATGTTCCATTTAAGATAACAGAGAGGGGAGAATTCCAACTGGAAGTTCAAATAGATGTACCAGCCACAACAGAAGAAGGAGATAATAACAGTTATACAATTTATACCGCAGACCAATTTATGGTAAGCATGAAGCAGGACAGTATGACACAAGCGTCATTTGTTAATAATATTAGTATAGCTACAATTAACGGTGTATCTCCTACTTTTCCTTACACGGTTAAAAAAGGTGGAAGTACAAAAATAGTTTTGAAGAACTATTATAGCGATGTGGTTATTTCGCAGTTCGTAAAGGATGGTGCAACTATATTATCTTTGATTGATAAAAGATATCATAATGAATCAGCTTTATCGACATCGCAAATTATGTTAGATGTATATCCTTTTAAATAATTTGCTGATTAAAAAATAATTAGTGATCAACAACCGCAATGAGCAGGTGAATTACGATTCAAACGGAAAGGAATCCGGCAGCAACACCTCAGCTAGCTATAATGTAGTTTCTGAGACCGGTGAACAGATAGGATCAGTCAATGTTTCCAATTCATTTAACGTGTACGGGAATGCCACTTCCGAGGAATATTCCGAAGCGATGGCTTCCCTTAACCAGAAGATCGCTGAAGCGTTCAAGACCTTCAATGATACAATTACATCTAATTCAATTATCTAATTTAAAGAACAGAAATTATGAAACTTAAAACAGTAGTGATAGCATACAAAATGCTGGATGATGCCAAGATCAAAACAATGGATGACAAGGACGCAATCAAAATTATCAAAAACCGGAAGGCTATGCGTCCCCACGTTGAATCGTACGACGCTTTGCTGAAGGATGCGCAGGAGAAGTTCAAACCGGACAATATCGAGGTTATGCAGGAAAAAGCAAGCAAATGGAAGGAGCTGTCCGCTGAAGAACGTAAGTTCGTTAATGAAAGCTTCAAAGCATATCAAGAAAAGGTAGATGCTGTCTGTAATCCAGAACTGGACAAAGAAGTAGATATCACTTTGGACAAGCTTTCCGAAGACGGGGCTTTGAAGCTGGCTAAGGAGAATGAATGGCCGATGAACAAATTGGATACATTGGACATCATGCTGGAGTAAGTATGGAACAGCTGAGTGAAATATCCAATATTATTGGCGGGATAGTAACTACTATCCTGCTGCCTTTGCTGGGCGTATTCATGTTCTATGACCAGAAAAAGCGCAAGGAAGAAGCAGCCGCACGCAAGGCTGAAGCTGACAATATCACCAGTTATGCGGCTGAATGGAAGGAGCTATACGAGAAGAAGGAAAATAAAGTTCACGAACTTGATGCAAAGATAGACCAGCTTTATGCTGAGAAAAACGAGGACAGGCAACGGATCCGTGAATTGATGGAGAAAAATCAGGAACTGGAATTAAAGAACCAGTCGCTTGAAATTACGAAATGTAAGAAAAGGGGGTGTCCAGACAGGGAGCCGCCAAGTGATTATTAATTAAGGAGGAGAAGGAATGAATAAGATAGACGCAATCGTAGTTCACTGTTCGGCCACACGTGCTGGGCAGGATATAGGAAAGAAGGAAATTACCCAGATGCACCTGCAGCGTGGGTTCAGCACGATCGGGTACAATTATGTGGTAAGGCTGGACGGGACGGTAGAAGTTGGCCGCTCGCTCACCATTGCCGGGGCACACTGCAACAGTAAAGGGTTCAGCGGGCTAAGTTACAACAAACATTCCATTGGTATCTGCTACGTAGGTGGTACGGATGCGCACGGCAAGGCCGC